AAAGGCGTTTAGGCTTTTCTCCACACTTTGTTCAGGACATAGGGATACCTCACGCAACAACAGCGCTATCCACGCAGTCAATGTGCGTACAGTGGAGCAAATGGTGGCAATGTTTGACAAACAGGCAAAGATACTGTTGGTACTAGAATCAGGAGACGATGAGGATGAAAAGTTCTCAGACACGGTTGGCGCAATTCATTTCTTGCTGGTTTGCATGTTGATAATGGCAGTGCTCAATCCTAAGAAACAATACGGTGGTTACACTACACATGGTTTTCTTCAAAGAATGACAGTTGGCACAGATGTGCCTACCATGCCATTGTGTAGTGCTTTGGCCCAGTTTGCAAGCGGTAACTGGTACAAGACGGTATATTTTTGGTACGGAGATATGGTGCAGTCCATTAGTGACAATTGTCTGGAACTGGCTAGGAGGGGTATGTCACTAGGAATGGCCAGACGTCTTGCAACGAGTACTTTAAATGCAGCCATGCGCGTCCCCGTAAGCAGGGAAGCGCAGGCGGGTTATAAGAAACTGGAGTGGTGGCCATACCGTCACGGGTCAGGAATCCATGGGCTGTGGATTGGAACGGAAGGTGCTGTTAGTGAACCACCCAGCCTACAACCGGATGTAGTTATGCGGATACCGGCAGATCGGCAGAAAGCAACTGAGGACTGGATAGAAAGCAGGCAACGGAGATCAGGTATAGTGCTTGACGTAGACCAACGTTCACACCTTGCAAGGTTGTGTCTGAAAGGGTCGTACGGGGCGTTGTATAAGAGGAACATGGCAGATGCAACAAGAGAGATGGCTTTAACAAAGTGGCCAGAGCGCAAGTACAACATCGACTATGAGAACTTAACAGCACGGATACTAGAGTGGGCACCACAAATAGAGGTAACACGTATGCTGTTCAGTGGAGCATCAGACAGGAGGCCCATGACAATAGACGAGGTGCTGTCACGATTGGGTTTTGACTCGGATTTTGCTGAAGCCGTGGGTGGAATCAGAGTACTGTACGAAAAAATGCGGCCGAGGCTGAAGGCCAATTTTGAGGTGCCCTTGGCACCACGACCCGTACCACCAAATCTGCTTATATACGACCAGGCGTATTTAAGCTGGTTCAAGACGTGTTGGTCGGCGAAACCACCTAGCATCGTGAACAGGGAATGGCGTGGCGTCAGGAGGCGTCAGGGCCAGTGGCTGCAGGAAGTGTTGCTGATGCGTGAGTCTAAGCTGCTTCCGCCTACCATATATGTGGTAATGGCGCCTAACGGGGCAGGCAAGACTACATGGTGCAACCAGGGCGGGGGCCGGCTTGATATGGATGATGCAGTGCGCAAGAGTGGGCTTAGATATAGGCTGAAGAGGTCAGCATCGCAAGGGTGGACAGTGGACAATGAGTTGTTGTCTCACGACATTGCACAGAGATATGCTGACGAAGGTTACAATTATATAGTAACGCAGTGGCCAATAGGCAGTTGGATAGTAGAACCGAAGAGACGTTCATTCAGAGTCAGGTTGTACATCATGACGATGGATGAAAGCCTACAAACTGAACGACTGATGGCAAGAGGTTGGACACAAGAAAAAATAAACAAGAGGATAGCTAGATACAAACAAGCAGTTATCGACACAATTAACGAAACCAAGTTGACGGACATTGAAAGGGGGTCTGTCAAGATGATTAACAGCTGGAAACAGCTGTAGCTAAGGAGCGTAGGCTCCGAATGAATACGGTG